TAATACTTGCTCCTGTATTGTGGCATGAACTTTGCCCCAGGAACTTCAAACGTAAAAGTATCAGACAGTTCCATGTACACATGGGGTTCTGCCTTAATTCGTAGATATACTTCGTTCTTTTTGGAAATGGAAACAGTGTTCATCAGAAACCTCGTTGGAAGTTCTGCCACTCAATAGCGTTCTTGATTTGGTAGGTTCTGTTGTTAATTTGTTTCAGAATACTCTCAAGATAATTGAGCATGGCATCATGATAGTCAATCTTCAGACGAATCTTAGATAGTTGTTCGTCTGCGTCTAAATGGTAGTTAAGAGAATCTTTCTCTCTTACTTTGTATGGAAAGGGGTCGTCTTCATAGACTTCTGGATCTGCCTTTCCGTTATAATAATTTCTGCGTTCAAGGTATTTGGTTTTATAAGTTTGTTCTTCCTTCTTTTTCATCAGAAGAACTGTATTATATAGTTCGTGATATTTGGCGTGTAATCTGGGAACCTTGATTGATTCGTCGTGGAGATTGTCTGGGTCAAGGATGGAGTCTTTCGACCACATCTCATTAATAATGTCTAGATTCATGAAGTAGTGGAGACTGTTTCAATATTATAAATGGTATATTTGAATGTAGCTGTTGCCGTTATTGTTTGATAATCAGTGTTTGTTGCATCAAATTGAAGTCCAGAGAGAGTATATGGAAACAATCCATTAAACTTCACTCTTGCAATACTATTGAACTGATTGTTCAATACTACTAGAGTACCATCACTATACTGACGATCCATGTCTTGAACACCATCTGGATCAGTCACCAGATCTTTGAAATCCTGAATGCTATTTGGAAAACCTAGTCCCCTCATCCAGTTATGCACTGTGAGATAGTTTTCCATTTTTTCATCTACAATGAACTGTAGAGTCAGATCCTCAAAAACTAATCTGTCACCAGCAAGTGGCAACTCTTTCAAATAGTTGGGTGCGTTGACTGTTCCAAGTGTCAGACCAGGCAGATTGGCAGTATTGGAAAAGAAATCTACCTTTGGGAATCTGGCAAGCGTAAAATTAAATCCTACATTGGATAGGTAATTTCTATTTTGAATTTGCCTATCAAAAGGATCTCTTCTAGGAGCAGCCATGATTTGCCATAGTTTACTAGTCTATTTATTGGCATAAAAAAGAGGAGTCCTAAGACTCCCCAACACTTCCTTCACACGGATTACTATTATATCACATTAGAATACTCCTGCAAACACGCTTACAAGATGTTTCGTTGATGGAATCGCATTCAATCAGACACTCATAATAGTCATTGATTTTTTGCTGTTCCAGATCGGATTCATCTACATCGGTTTCTACATGCCTCCATTCGTCTAACTGGGCTCTTGATAATAGATTGTGCATTTCAAACTCCTTTTTGTGGACAATAACAAAGGAAGTTCATTTACTGCATTGGACTATTCCGAATTCTGTATTATATAGTCTACTTTGTGTTAATTCACTAACATTTGTGTCATTGTTACATAAAGACAAAAAAAGAGACCCTTTCGGGTCTCAATGTTAAGTATGTGAAATATGGATCACATGAGGTTGGCAACCTTGACTCTCTGGTAGTAACGGTTGACACCAGGATAGACACGACCCAGACCTTGGTTATCGACATTGCCTTCAGCGAAGGGGTTGGAGATAAGACCATAACGGGTCTTAAAGCCAATCTTGGGCTGGAAGGTGTTCTCACCAACGGCACGAACCATCTGCAGGGGAACGTAGGGGCAGTAGAAGAGACCAGCATCATAGGGGCTGGAACCTTTGTAACCGACAACGTAGTACTGGTTAGCAGCACTGTTAGCAGCAAATGGGTCAATGTAGACTCTGTACTTACCGTTGATAGTACCAGCAAAGGTGTTGCCAGTGTCATCAACGTTCAGGTTTGCGTTCAGAGCAGGGGTGTAATCAAGTACACCAGCCATGGTCAGAGCGGAAGCAACATCAGCAGAAGTCAGGATGATGTTACCCTTCCCTCTACGAGTTCTTTGTGCGATGCGGTTGGCATCTCTCTCGATCTGGAACAGAAGTCCTTTGAACTTCTCAACAGACCAACGACCGTTGGAGTCAACGTCGAGGTCAAATGTACCTGCGGTGGCAACGTTTGCCTGAGCACCGTTCTCAGCAACCTTATAGATGGTTCTGATGACTTCACGGTTGATCTCAGCAAGAATCTCAGTGCTGAGGATGTTTGCCAGTTCGGCTTCGGCATTCAGACCGTGGATAGCACGAAGGTCTTGTGCCAGTTCCAGGGAGTATTCTGCCTTCAGAGCACGGGACTTAGCAGTAACGGTAACTTTCTCGATCGAGAAAGCCATCTGGTTGAAGTCTTCGTTGGTGCCGTCGCCCAGAGCTTCAGCATCACCAGTCTCCATGCCTTGACCGACATTGTACTGAGTACCAATGCCTGTGGTTGTACCAGTACCAGACAGAACCGAAGGATTGGTTCCACGCTGATCACCAGTTGTACCGAAACCAACCAACTCACCGTCAAGAACTTGACCAGAGTAGTTACCACCAGTTCTGCCAGAAGCAAAGTCTCTGGTGGAGGAGAATGCGGTATCGGGCTCGTCGAACAGAGCTTCGGTGCCACTCTGAGTGGAGTAGCGGGAACGCATTGCGAAGATCAGTCCAGTGGGACCGTTCATTGGTTGAACACCAGCCAGGCCATAAGCAACCAGGTTGGGCATAGAACGTCTGATCAGGGAGATCAGAACGGGGTCGAAACCAGCAACAGGACCTGCGGCAGCGGAATCAGCACCGAAACCACCAGAAGCACCAGCAGCGTTAGCAACGTTGGTGGGAGCCTCAGTCAGCATTCCACCGTTTTCGAAGGCAGACTGCTCACGCAGGAATCTCTCTTGGTTTTCGAGCAGAACGGCAGTAACAGCCTTTCTGTGGGAATCTTTAATAGGATCGCAGGACTCTGCATTAAGCAGAGGACCCCACTTCTCCATAAGTTTTTCGGAATTAAACATTGTTCTCCTTAAGGATTTAAGTTTGTGGTTTACAATTTATAATCAGTTATTCATCGACAGGGCTCTCATGTAAGCAGCCATGGCATCAGAGGAAACCTCTGGCTCAGGATCACTTACACCCTCCGACAAAGTTTCAGAAGATTTTACGTCTGTGCTCTTAGAAGTTGGGAAATACGACTCTCTAAGAGTTTCTAACTTACCACGGTATTCTTCTTCACCCGCAAACTCAACACCTTCAGCCAGAGAAGCAAGCTTTTCCTTCTGTGTATCAGCCAGACCTTCAGTTACCTTACCGAAAATTCCTTCGGCAGTAGCTTCAGCCAGTCTGTTAGTAAGGGAAATATTCTTCTCAACTTGCAGGTTGAGTTTTCCTTCCATTTCATCAAGTTTATCTACCATGCTCTCAAGAACATCATACTTATCATCAGGGATAGTTACATAATGATCTTCAAAGAGACCCTTCATTCCTTGCAGGAACGATTCGGTCATTTCGGTCTTCAGACCATGCTCAACTTCGATGGCATTCTCAGTAAGCCACTCATCAGCGACATACTCCAGATATGAATCGAGTCTTTCGACGAGCTCTGCCTTAACCGATTCGAGATTCTCAGAAAGAGTTTTCTCGTACTCAGCAGCAAGAGCTTCTTGGATTTCACTGACCTTAGCAGTCAGAGCAGCTTCGAAAATTGTCTTTGCCTTTTCTTGGAACTCTTCACTGAGTTCCTCACCACCGAACAGAGCAGCAAGATCTTCCTCAACATTCAGTTGGGGTTCTTCTTGTGTTTCTTCGGCTTCCGCAACAACCTCTTGACCTTCCTCAGCCTCGGTCTCCTCAGCATACTTAGGAGCCTTAGGCATTGGTTCTGCAGGCTTAGCACCCTTATTTACGATGTCCTTTACTGTTGCCAGTGAAGGAGCCTTAAGGGCAGCCGACATATCATCGGGCTTGTAGTTTTCAGGGGTTGGACCTCCAAGATCTTCAACTGTGCCTTGGGCAGCAGTATAAGAAGCTTTCTTAGATGCATCCATTGGTTCAGCGGCTTTCGCACCCCTAGTTACGGGATTTTCCATTTCTTGTAAATCTTTACCAGCGGACATTTTTCGATTTCTCCGATTGATTGATCTAGTGATAATCTGTATTTATTTATTATTTCAAAGATTTGATAAGAACTGATTGAACAGATTCAACTTCTGTTCTTCCAGTCTTTTCTGATCAACGAGAGTGTTGATCGTCTTATATGTTTTTTCTGCGAGTTTTTCACGGAGAATTCCTCCATCCCAAACCCACTCTTTTCCTTCCATAATTCCGTTGACAAATGCATCGGGTGCGGAAGGATCGGCAACGATATCAGCAGCAGTTGCTAACATGAAATCTTCACCGACAACCTTGATACCATTACGATCTTCTTTCAGAGAACCAAGTCCTCTAGAAGAAACACCAAGTTTGACACCTTCATCAAGAAGAGACTTGGCAATGCTACCCATAGGAGTAGAGAGGATTTGCGCTCTACCAATAAAATTGGAACCTTCTTGTCTCAGAGAAGTAATCTTGTGCGAAACACGATCGAGATTGATGGTAGGACCATCGGGATGACCGAGTTCACCAAGAGCACGACCTTTGCCAACAAACTGTTCGTTATAACGACCAACTTCTTTGGCAAGAGTCTGGGAAGGATACATTCTTCCATTACGATTCTTGATGTCTCCTTGCAGGAATACACCTTCAATATAGAGGTTCTTTTTACCGTTGCGTTGTTCAACGATAACCTCTACTTGTTCGATTTCTTCTCTGATAAGTTCCATTTTTTTATGCGGTAAATCCTACTTTTGCTGCTCTAACATTAGCACTCAGTGCATAAACACAATGAGTTGGTCTCTTTTCAAGATATTCGACAGCACCCGATGGTAATGTCATTGAACCAATGCCCGTGCCGCTTCTTGTTTCTACAACATAAACAGTGTGGGATGAAGAACCATCATTGTTAATTAAACGAACAACAGTAGCCTCACTAAGGCTAGATGCTGTTCCAGTTGTTGTGGGGAGAGCAATTTCATCCCCTAAAAGCAAAGTTCTTGCCATTAGTTTTCTTCCTGTGTTTCGATCTCAACGGTTTCTTCTTCAGTCTCAGTCTCTCCACCAAAGAGAGAATTAGCAACGACTGGTCTCAAAGCATCGACTCTTTCAGCAGCTTTGCTGTAGAGAGCATCTTTGATTTTGTCA